GTTAATTACTCCCCAATATGGATGTTACCTGCAGATAACACTTGCCATATCAAAGTACGCTACGGAATTGAACCGCAGTCGCCGGCCTTGCCCAACCAGGGCAGTGATACGCTATAACTTCCACAGGAGCGACCCGATTCGCTATAGCATACTAGCGTACTTTGATATGGCATCCGCGTCAGGGAATCGAACCCCTTTAGCACCTACGATGACTTGCCCTCCAGGGCCCCGTTTGCAACCGGTTGAACGCTTTACCATATAGAAACACACTATGTGGAATCGAACCACTGACCCTTTCACTCCGAAGAGACCGTGCAATACGCTTAGTCGCCGACTAGTATGTTTTTATATGGTGGATCCACTCGGATTCGAACCGAGAATTTACAGGGTAAAAGCCTGATGTTATAGCCGTTTAACTATGAATCCCATATTGGTCCCTCCACACAGATTCGAACTGTGACGTCACGGATTAAGAGTCCGGCATGCTGCCTTAACATCTTGAAGGGTTAGTGTATTAAACTTTGTTTAACGTGCTAACCCAGACCAATACGGGATCTGAGTCAGCACTAACGTTTACCACGTTTCATGCTATTCTCCATTTGTTAGCTATAAATATCATATGTTGCAATTTTACACCAAACTAGATTTACCTGTTAAGTTCAAACCTGTGTTTGATGCTGCTCATTTTGCAGACAAAAAGTTTGCCCACGAACCAATCAAAATCAATGAAATTGATCCGTTATTTTTAAAATTCCTTGACCGCCTTGGCGTTACTGTTAAGTACGCCGAAGTGTTCTACCGAGGTGTCAACAGCACATTGCTTGTACACATTGACGGCGCTACTGAAAGCAACGATGTCAAGTTAAATTATATCTACGGTGTTGGCACTAGCAAAATGCGCTGGTATAAACTTAAACCAAATCGTAGTGTCAAACGTGAATACAATGTTAACAACACTGCACACATTTCGGCTGCATCAGATGATGTTGACGAAGTGTTTTCGGCAAGTGTAGGCGAAGCCAGTTTAGTTAATGTCGGTCAGCTACACGGTGTTACCGATATAAGCGAACCTCGCATTTGTTACTGCCTTTGCCTGTACAACAAAACCACCGGAGAAAGGTTGCAGTGGGACGAAGCTGTAATAATCTTTAGAAAATTCATTAAGCCCACTGCATAACTTTTATTACTGTGCGAATTTCATGTTTCGCCACGAGTCCGGGTCATGTTGTTCGTTTTCATCGTATGTCCAGCCAAGTGCTTTCATCATCCGGTGCTTGACACGCAAGTTGGGAATACGAGTTTTTTCAGTATCCTGAAATCCCATCATAACCCCAACTTCCGTTACTGCACCACTACGACACAAGCCTGCCATACAGTGTACTACAACACCCATTTTGTTGTCAAGTGCATGTTGCAACAGGCGCACAATTTCTTGTGCTTGCTCGTCGCTAATTTTGCACTCGTCGGGGAAATTATCCTTGTCCTCAACATCCAGGAACTCAAAACGATGAGTTTCTTTAAATGTGTGAGCAGGAGTAGGCCACCAACTAGTTGCAGTATCCATGATTTGGATAAGCATACTATTTTCTCCAGCGTCATGATGAAACCGCATTGGGATATCAGCTGCTGCTACGTTTTCGATAAATGGCATGACGCCTCCTTTAAATGTTGGCACGGGAACTAGGGATCGAACCTAGGACGACAGAGTCAAAGTCTGTTGTGTTACCTCTACACCATTCCCGAACAAATCTGAATTTGTGTACATTGTTTACTGCACAATGCACAAAGCAGGGGTCTATAGATTGCTAACTACTTGTCTCATTATACGCCGCTAGCAAAGGCGAGGCTCTGGGGTGAAAGCGGGAATCGAACCCTGGTCAACTGATTCACAGTCAGCTATGTTACCACTACACTACTAACACCATAATTCTTAGTCGCGCAACTTTTTCAAGTACTCGCGTCCAATTTTACCTTCTTCGATTTCTTTTAAAACAGTTGCAGTAACACCACCTGCTCCGGTTACTTTTGCCGCATGGCCACGTTTGAGCTCGCGAGCTCGTGCGCTTGCAATAAGCACCAAATCAAATCGGTTGCCTACTTGCTCTACCGCTGCCTCTGAAGTGTTTCTACTATTTGACATAAATACCCTTTAAAAATCTTCGTGAACTTCTTGCAGTTCAAGTCCGCTAACACCATCTGAGTTGTACTCGATAGTGCCACCATAATAACCATTGTGGCTGTTACGCACTTCAAGGTCAATATAGCCGCGATCTGTACGTATAGTAATAAATGCGTCATCTACTACTTCGTAGTCATCTTCGCTGGACTGGCGTTCGAAATCCTTTGCTTCTACTTCAAGCACTTGTGCGCCACGTAGAAGATCAAAGCTGTTGCCCTTACCAAGAATATCAACACCGTTTACGTGGTTAAACCACACACTGTTGCAACAATCGTTGCCGGTGTCAAAACGAAAGTACTTGCCGTCTACTGTGCGAAACACCAGTGTCCAAGCATCATTTCCTAATAGGAGACCGTTAATACGCTCTCCGCGCAACACGTTAAAGCATGACATATCATCTCCTGATTGTTGGTACCTCTGGATGGAATCGAACCACCATTCCTAAGTTCGTAGCCTAGTGTATTATCCATTATACTACAGAGGTGTTTTATTGGTGCCCCTACACAGAATCGAACTGCAAATTACGGATTACAAAACCGTCGTTATACCATTTAACTATAAGGGCAATATTGGCTCCGCATCTGAGATTCGAACTCAGCTAACCAGTGATTAACAGTCACGCCCATGCACCTAGCTCGGGTTTTGCGGAATAATTATTTTACTATGTCTTGCCATTTAATGGCTAAGCTAGTATTGTAGGTTTGTGTCCTGTTCTTTTTTCTATTTTCTAAAGCCGGAAGGTATTGTAAATTACTCTCATGATGCAAGCCACCTTCGGCTAGAGCAATGATGTGATCTACTTCGTGTCCATCTGGACATGCTTTGTAAATTTCTTTGATTAACTTTTTATTAGCATCTGCAGGGGTTGCATTATATTTGCGAGCACGGTATTCGCCTACACGCATTTTATTAATTGCTTGCAGTTCTTCCTGTGTTCGTTTGATACGGCCCTTACGATCCCACACCCCTAATGTTGCTTGTCTTTTTCGTTCCTTATCAGCGTCAGAATGCTTCCAACCCGATTTTCCTTTAACTTTGCTACCCTGACTAGCATAGGTTTGAGTGACACTTTTGCGGATTTTATCCTTAACTTCTTCCGAACGAACTCTAGAGTTTGCACATGCAGGAGAACAAAACTTACCATTCATGTTGTGTTCTGTTTGACACTTAGGACATATTTTCATACTATTATTTAGTCAAATATGTCGTTAGTTCGACATTATGTAGTCAATTTTGGTTAAATTACCATTAAAGTTTTTTTAACAGCAATCATAACTATTATATATGAGCGTTCAACGAAACATCGAAATGATCCGTGAAATTCTAGCCGGTCTTGAATCGGATCACGGCGCAAATAACCACCACCTGCGCACACTGCATCAGCTGGGTTATCTCATGGGTGTAATGGCACGTATGGCCAACAATGATAGCCAAGTGTATTACACACTAAAACAAGAACTAGAAAAAGTACGCAAAAAGCATACCGAATAAATTGGCGGAACGAAAGAGACTCGAACTCTTAAACCGGATTACGCCGATCGACAGATTAGCAATCTGCTCCAATACCATTATGGGACCGTTCCAATTAAACTATGGTGCGGATGGTGGGACTCGAACCCACAAAATTTGGCTTCTAAGACCAACACGTATACCAATTCCATCACATCCGCATATTAAATTTGTAAGCTGTGCCACCATCGTTATTGGCACCATTCACCTATTTGCATAAAGCCCGGGCTAGGACTCGGTACGCTACTTGGGCTCCGTCCAGCGTGGCAACCAATCTGCAGGGATCTTCCGATCCCCCGGGAGTTGAACCCGCTTGCCTTCTATTATACAGTACCTTCGAAGAATACTGAATAACGTGACTTTACTTGCTAGCACT